CTTGAACGTGCAACAGGGCGTCAGGTGATGCCACGCCAATACCAACTTCTGCGCCATCTTTACCTAAAATAATAGACGGGTTCGAGTCATCGGTGCTTATGGTCACGTAGTCTTTTGCATCCGTCGATTCGATATCAAGCGCAACACTGGTGTTGTCTGGGAGTACCGGACCAATAGCAGAAACTAAATCATTAAAAGACATTATAGGCTCCCGAGCATCATGGATATCGTAGCCTTGTCATTTGCATCCGGTGAACCAGTGGACACTACGTTGGCAAGGCGAATACTCTTAGCTTGAATGCTGAGATTGATTGTAAAGCTAGCTGTCGATGAAATCGTTTTCAGTACAAGTAGGTCGCTACCTGTCACTGTCCCACCTGCTACGCTAGTAGTTTGCATCTTATAGAAGTTGGTACCATCGTCGCTTAATTCAATATTAAACTGAAGACCAGTTCCTGCGTTACGAGTATAAGTGCAGAACAGTGTAAGCTGATTAAAGTTCTCACAATCTACTGTGGTTCCAGCTGCAACTGCACCGTTAACTGCTGTAGCATTGAAACCTGTAGCTGTCTTTGCTACAAACTTCTGTATCTTAAGTCCACGCATTGTCATTATTCATCTCCCGATAAGACGCTTATTATGGAAAAGTATAACAGTCATTAGTATTTACCTCCATAAACTAAACGCACGTTTTAAAAAAAGTTGCCTATCTATAACCGGCCAGGGGTATCACCGGGGCAGGAGCCCCCAGGCCGGACGACTCCCGAAGGAGGCGTTAATCGATTTGTTTGCCTGTAAAATATCCATGCCCTGCTGTTGTTAATAGAGTCATTACTTTACCGGAATTGTTCTGTAGTTTAACCTTAACCTTATCGCCTTTATTCAAGGCCAAAGGCCCCGTAGCCACACGGAACTGACTAATATGCCTTGAAAGTAACATATCTCCATAAGTTACTGCTACAGCTGCCCCTTCTACAAGTATTGCTAAATTAGATGTATAATAAGAGTCACTATAATCAGTTGGGTCTGAGTGGCTTGTAGATAACTGCGCTTCAAATTCATATACACCATCACGAGGTGCAACGAATATACCCGTCCCTGCCGTGTAGTTTCCACCAAGGTCAAAGTTTGGCGCGTTTGAAGCGTCATCATAAAGCATTACATAAGTAGAACCAGAGGCTACAGTTGTGGGTGCCGTATCGTAAGCTGCTCGAAAAGATGGTACTGAATTAATTAACCTAGCATCGTTAATGTAGACGTTGCCGGTATTGTTAGCTCTAATAAATTTAAACTTACACCACTGGGTTGTTGAATCTAAAGTTAAACCTTTGGACATTTCAACCCAGGTATTTTCTGTTTCATTAACAAGATCAAATTGACCATTAACAGCTAACTTAACCGCACCGTTACTTGTGGTTTGATCTCCTCTATATTGTATTAACTCTACAGCAAAATCAGCAGCAGCTGCATCGGTTCTTAAAGTTGTAATAGCCCTCATGACCCCACTAGCTGGAACAGGAAATAAATTTGTTTCAATAGCTGCTGCTGCGTTTGCTCCAGATGGGGACTTAATGGACGCGATGCCACTTTTAACTACACCCAACTCTCTCTTAAACTCAGTGTCCCATGCACCCGTTACCATCTTCCAGTTGGCAGGAGGCGCGAAGTTGGGGCCAGCGTCAGAGTTGTTTCTGATAGATTCAACCCAGCTACCGATATCAGGATCAGGGTTGTACTGAACCATGTCGCTGTAGTTAGGGTCTCTAAACACTGCGTTGTTACCAGTGGGGGTGTACTCAACAACGTTACTAAAAGGGCTGTATGTTATTGGGCCTACCCCCGCCGCCATAGGGGGGTCGGTTACGGCAGAGACTACAGGTACCGTGTATACCCGAGTGGCAGCAACAAAATAATACGTCACCCCTGGACTTAACCCTGAGATTGTCAATTCCTTGCCACCTAAAGCATTCGACTCGCCCGCAAAAAAACCTCCCTCTGAAAAACTTATTCGACTTTCCTTGATAACGTTAGCAAAATTATTACTATCAAGTGACATATAATAAACCACTGATTTTCTAACAGCCGAAACAGCCGCTTCCCCACCCCACCCACCGGTAGTCGATAATGTAATCGCATCCGGGCTGTTAGCCGAGAATGGGGAAAGAGACGCACCTTTAACTGTTACAGTGCAATCGTGGTATGCCTTAGAGTAAGTAAGATTTTCACGAGAGCCCCCAATCGACTCAACAGCGTCAATTGTTAACTCTACGTCACTAGCAATGGCTGTAATCTTGGCATCCCACTGCTGAGTATTTCCAGAAGCATCGAGCTGTTGAAAAGAAATATAGTCGTTTACACTAAAACTAGATGTAAAAGTTGTAGATGTACCATCTACTGTAACACTGGTTACACCAGAATCTATAGTTACAGTACCGGGTAATGTTATCGCAGGGATGTCGGTAACTAATGTAAAATACAATCCGTCCGATTGTCTATCTTCCTGATACCCAACTGCATGGTAAAATGAACTTAGTACAGCAGTGTCTGTCAAAGATGAATGGGTTATAGAGTCAGAGTTATAAGATAATGATAAACGCGCACCAGGGAATATGTAATCCGGCGAAGAAACAGCAGAAGCGATATCAAGGGGTCGTAAAACTTCTGCATTTGGTAAAGTTCGTACTGCAAAATCCCCAGGTACAATTGTATCTGTAAGTGCGAGGGTTTGATTCTCAATTCTTAATACCGGTGCTACTTCTGAATCAGAGTAACTAGTGTTCATAGAATTATAGGCGTTTAAGTACCCCGATGGTTTACCTCTACAAACCATAGATGTTGTAGCGGATTCGCTATCTATAGTATGCCTAAAACTATGTACTGCTAAATATTGGTCGTTATCATAATGATTATTATTAGCTTCAAACTTATAATAATCTCCTAATTCAACTGCCCAGAATAAAGGCATATCTACACTTTGGACAATATCAATATTTTGCAAATCTTTTAATATAGCCCTCCCAAATCTTTCCGCCTCAATTTGTGAATCAATTAACGCTAAAGACCCCTCGTCGCCGCCAACCCTTACGGTTCTTTGCCCATACTTAGCAATAGACTGCTCGTTTTTAACTTCAGCAAATTGATTATTAGATGTTTTAACTTCCCCATTTTGTAGTACATATTTATTGTAATGCACTCTAATAAAATTTCTCATGCGAGATTGACTTACACTTATCTCTGAAACATCGTAATAAATTGAAGGGGTAAAAGTAAAATCAACATTAGTTGTAACCCTGTCTCTTGAAGGGCAGACCAACATTGGAACAAACGCGCCCTTTGGTGTGGCATCAATGGAATTATTCGGTCCAGTGGTTGTTACATTATCGTTCCATTTGAACAAAAAATTCCAACCCAACCCTTGTGCAATCTCAGTGCTAGCACCCATAAGGGTCTTATCCAAAACATCAAAAGTTTTGTTTGGGATATAAGCAGGACGTTCATCGTGAACCACGGGTCGTGAAGCTTGACCTGTTGCTGAAGGTGAGCGGTCTTGCACATACATAACTGTATCGCTATCAATACTATCAACAATGGTACTAAATGTTCCTCCTCCATCAACAGTATATGTAATTGCTATTTGTGCCCCCACATACAACTCAGTTGTAAATTTAGTTCCAGACCCTACAATCTTATTAGGCTCTAAAGAATATTTAATAGGCACTGTAACTGTACCCGTTATCGCTGCGTCTAATTTAGCCTTATCGTCAGGGGTCGGACCCCCGCTAGGTGTATAAAGATGATAATCAACATTGCCGTGAGAGTATGACGCAGCTGGGCTTGAGGCATCTTCAAAATCATACCCAGGGTTTTGACTACTCATAATATTTTGAAGAATAGTGTAAATCGAAAGAGTTGTTGCGCCAACAGTTCTGGCGTCACGCCCCGATGATGCCTCATTTGGGTAATCTAGTAAAAGACAACTTGTGTTACTTGTTACAACATCAATTCTTAAATTCTTTAACCCTGAAGGCAAGTCAACGTAAACTGAAGACTTCCCCTGCAAGGCAGTAAGAAAAGATGTACCGCTACCTGTTAAAGTTCGGGTGGTCGCCGAAGTTGATACTGTTCCGCTTAATGTAGAAAAACCGTAACCGTTACCATACCTAGATACATTACCTAAATTATCCTGAGTGTTGTTTTTATAAATTAGCCAATCTTGGTACTTAGCCGATAAGTCTCTACACTTCACATTAACCGTATCAGATGCCCAATCAATATCCTCGATATACCCTCTAAACATTTCCTCCCACTCATGTGAGGCTGTGGTCGTTGAAGACGTTGGAGTTATCCGGTCCATTGGTAAAACAGCAACTTCAATTATTACTTTATTAGAAACATCTATAGGGAGTGAGGCTTTACCTATATTTTTATTAAGTAAAGAATTAGTAGCAAAGGGTGAAATGTTTAAACTGTCTACCTGTTTAAATAATTGAAAATCAGCATCTGCACCAATTGCATCAATATCTGTTCCCCAACTTACAGACTCTATCCAATTATAACCCCCGTAATTAGATAAATCTACAATGTTAGACCCAGCTTTAATTGTAAGGGCTCTACCTGACTCTCCAGATGCAGCAGCATCCGCCATGGTTGCATGTGTGTCATCTGCAATTGCGGTAATATGTGTTATTAAACCGCCTGCATCATTTAATTCAATAAGACTCCCTACAGATAACTCTTTCGTAAATTTTGTACTTACCCCTACTAAACTTGTATCGCTTGAAGTAGTTACTGACCCTGAAGTTGAGCGGGAAACTGTATTAAAGTTTCCAGTATAAGGAGCCCCATCACCATCAACACCGAATGCACCTGATGACCTATCTACTCTAATTCTAACATGGACAGACCTGTTGGAAGATTGAAGTAAGTTTGTTTGAGCAGTGCTTAAAGTTCTCATGCTGTTTCCACCAATTCAAATTTTAAAATTTGCTTCGTCGCCCCGGAAGCATGTAGAAATTTTCTCTCAGTAACCCTACCAATAACATTTACTATCGAGTCTCTCGTAACATCCCCATCCATTTTCAATTTGGGGTGGAGGCCAACGTTCTGCCCAAAGTTATACCAACCAGTAATGAGGGCAGAAGTTGCTGCGTAAGGTAGGATCTGGAAGTCATCCATCATCTGAGCCCATTCGTTAGCAGTTGTCCCGTCACTTCCAATACACCACTCATTCCAGGCAGAAGGGGTTGGAGTGTGCGCTGTGGTTGCAAAAGCCTGTAGAGCTGCATTGACGTACATGTATTGGTTGTACTCACCGGACTCAGCGTTACGCCTAACAACGAAAGTCAGCATCTTAAAGTTACCGTCAAAAGGATCTGCGATTTCTAAATGACTTGTTTTGTTTGTATCGCTTGAAGCATCTGAAGCAGATACATTAAAATTTAACTTACCATCAGTAGTTCGATACGCATTAGCGGTATTCTTATATATCGCAGCACCATCCGAAAAATTGAAAAGGTACGCAATATATGACGGATCTGTTGCTGAAGGGTTTGTCCAAAGATTAATTGTTAAATCTTGGTTAGGTTTAACAGAGCCTATACCTAAATCATACAACTCACCCTCGTCATCAACCCGTCCCGATTTACCGGAGAACCCTGTAGGTACTGTTGAATGAAATGAAACATCTGCGGTAACACCTAAAACCAAAGCAGGTACAATACCCTTAGACGTTGCAATTGTATCATCAAAGGTTAGAATGTCTCCATCGCCATTGATAAGCCCCTCAAAGGCCAAAGCTTCCATCTCGGTGAGAGGTGTGGTGGAGAACTCATACTTTCTATTTTCAGTTATAACGTTGGTTCTATAATCACCTGCATGAGAACGAGTTCTAGCACTTTGTTCTTGAATACGACTAGACCCCCGTTTAGCTGAAACAGGAATCGTTACCCCGTTTAATCTTAAGAAGGCCATTACGTTTCCTCCAAGACTACTGAGATTACTTCTTTAATCTCGTCACCTGCGTAAATAAACTTAGAGCTATTAATGTGACCTATAAATTCAGTCGTTAGTAAGTCATCTAAAATTACGTCACCGTCTACATAAACCTTGGGTAATGAAGACATAGATTTATCCATATTATACCAAGCTGAAATAATATCTGACGTTGCCGCGTAAGGTACAACCATCAACTCATCTATGTACCCATCCCACCTTGTATTTGAACTGCTGTTATTTCCAATCTTAAATGTCGTTATATTGGATAAGGTAGGTCCAGTTGTTGCTGTGGTAGTTGAAGCTACAGAAGTACCATTAAAATATAACTCTTTAAAATTTTCTGTGCCTTCTGGATTGTTTCTAAGTACAGCTGTAACCATGTGAAAGTTACCGGTGCCAGTCCAAGGGTTGGTTGAGTAAGTTACATTACCGGCTGTACCTGAATTGCTCTTTGTATAAAATACAAGATTATTATCACTTTCATCACGAGTTAATCTTATAACGTTATTGTTACTACCATCTTCAGCAATCAAGATATACTCATCATCCCCTGAAGGGTTATCCGAAGCGCCCCCATGAGATACCCAGGCATTAATTGTAATGTCCGTCATTCCAGATAAAACACTTGTAGGGTATGTTAAAATCCTATCGGCTTGTAACGAACCTGCACCATACTTAACACTTGAGGTCTGTTGCGCTGTGGCTGTTCCAACCGTTAAAGGTCTAACACCTTTGTTGCTGTACAGGTAAGCAGGGAACTCACTAGCTGATATGCTTCCGTTAGCATCCCCATCGAAAGACCAATACTCCCCTACACCGCGAATCAAACCCTTAAGAGCCTCGGCATCCATTTCTGATAAAGGTGTTGTTGTGAAAGATATAGACCTCTTAAGATTACTTCGTTGGAATATGGCTGTATTGTTATAGGACATAACTCTACTGCCAACCTCGATAGGTTTTACGTTTAAAGATCCTTGTGCGACCGGGACAGTGTGACCATTTATTCTTAGAACAGGCATTATCTACTACCCACTACACCTTTACCGTATAGAGAACCTGACCTTGCCATTGAGCGCCACTCTTGTTCGTTATTTAATTTCTTCATGAAGTCTTTAACGTCTGTAACCTTAACAACCATTGTCCCAATTTGAATATTCGTACCATCACCAGCCGACTGGCCAGCAGGGATAACTTGTTCCCCTGGGGTAAGAAGGGCATGAACAGAATCAGTATTCCCAGACCCCGGAACAATACCACCCGTGTGCATTCTAATTGGGCTGTTCATATGGCCAGGAGATGCTGAAGACCTACCTGTCCTTGCAGCCCTAGTGCTATTAATAGCTTGCTGGAATGCAAGTAGGTTTAATTTAATAGCTTTTGGTAAACCGGCTATCCCATGCATAGCTTCATTTAAGTCATCAAACTTATCTGCGGTATCGTCAACTGAATTACCTAAATCATCTAACCCACTATTAAGATCGGACCACATTGCACCGATGTCTATTTTTTTCAGGTTTGCACCGAACGCATTTAAGAAGCTTGCAATCGCGTTCCAAATTAAAGCTAAAGGGGTAAAGGAGGCTAGGAGAACCTTGGCAACAAATTTTAAAACAGGAACCATCACCGCTGATATAACTTCAACAAAAGGGTTAAGAGCGTTAGCGAGAACGCCAAGTATCTCTCCAGCTGTTTCCATAAAAGTTTGAAAGGCTTCTGATTTTTGTAGGACAGACATCATGGCGGAACCAATAGCCATCATAGGTCCACCCGCCGCCATACCCTGAACCATGTTTACAAAGATGCCGCCGATCTCTCCGCTAACAGCCAGGAATGAACTTTCAACAGTGTCGTAGAAATCTAAAGCTAATTTTTTAGCCATGAAGAATGCAGTTGTCCACCCACTCTTGAGTTCCTTGGCGGCGTCAAAGATTTCCAATATCCCTTTACCTTCATCTATTAACTGATCAACACCGGCTTGTTTTTCAAATTCTCTACCTTGGTCTAATACTTCTGCGGAAGATAACTCAGGGCCTTTAACACCTCCGAATGAAAACCCGGTTTCTATAAAATCCTCTAACTTTTTTGCATACTTTTCAGGCAGACCTTGAAGGATGTTGTCTACTTCTTTAAATGCTATTTCATCAAGCTCAAATTGTTTTAATTGGTCATCAAGAGATTTTTGAGTCGCGTCTACTATGGCTTGGACTCTATCTATATCCGCTTGTTTACGTGCTTTTATTTCAGCTTTAATACCTTCAATAGTAGCTTTTAGATTTTCTTTTTGTAATTTTTCTGCTGTTTCTTTAGCCAATATTTTAGCCAATAGTGTATCTTGCTGTGCTTTTGCATCTAAAAAAGCAGAACTTTTCATAAATTCTTTTTGGCCAGCGATAGCAGCGTCGGCTGCTTCTTTAGCACCAATGCCTGCTTCTTTTGCAAGATCAGTGAATATATTTGAGAAGATAGTTTTAACTCTCTTCTCCATATTTAAAGATGCTAAGGCTGCATCCCCTTCAACCAGTGTCTGTTGAAAAGAGAAAGTAAATTTATCAATAGCACCTACAAATCCTTTCTCTCCCCCCTTCACAGGATCGCCTGATAAGAGTCTGGCAGAACTTAACTTTCTAACTTTTTCTACTGCTCTTGCTTCTTTGGCTCTTTGAATTTCTAATTTATCGTGTCTTGCTTTTCTAGCTTTTCTTTTCTCAGGGTCTTCAGCAGGTATACTTTCTCTGAAACCTGGACCCACTGACATTAAATTATCAAGCGCCTCTTTAGCTATCTCTGTTCGCCCAGCATCACTAAATAATTTTAAAAAATCTGCAAGACCGTCTGTCGCTTCTTTCAAAGGTTCAATAAAGAAATCCCCAATATCTTTACCAATAGCCTCTAAATTGTTTTTAACTTCCGCAAGATTTTTATTGAGAGAGTCTCTGATTGTATCAGATTGTTTATCCATCGCTGTAGTAGCGTTTTCTGTAGAATCTTGAAGATCATTATACTCATCTATAACACCGGATAATGCCGTTACAGCACGAGCAGAGTTTCTATTAAAGATTCCAAATACATTTTCGTTACCAGCCTGGGCATCCTTTAGTTGTTGCAAAACGCTACTAATGGAAAGCATTTTACCTTCAACGTCATGGGTGACAATGCCCAGCTCATGTAAAACATTATTGGCAGCATCAGTGGGTTTAGTTAAATCCATGAGCATTGCTTGAAGCGCACGACCTGCTAGACCTGCTTCAAGACCAGTTTCACCTAGTAAAGCTAAAGCTGTTGTTACATCTGAAAATGAAAGACCTGCTGTTTTAGCGATCGCACCTGTAAACTTAAAACCTTCACCGAGACTTTGAATAGATACGTTTGCACTAGCTGAAGCATGTGCCAGCATATTGGCAATATGAGGCAGCTCGTCCATTGATTTGCCGAAAGCTTTAAGCATCCGAACAGATAAGTCAGCTGCTTTCGCTACAGACAAACCACCTGCTGTTGCCAGATCTGCAACTGTATCTAAAGCTTTTCCAACATCTTTAGCTTCAAAACCCGCTCGACCTAAAACTTCAGCTGCAAGTAATAATGAATCAGCAGTGTGTTCAGAGTTAATACTTACCTGTATAAGATCTTTCTCTAGACCTTTAAACTCAGCAGCTGTTCCAGATGTAATTGCTTTAACAACTTGAAACTGCTCTTCAAACCTTGCAGATACATTTAATGAACCAATAAGAACTGCTTTTAAAGCTGTACCTGCTGCTGTCGCTAATCCAAAAGCCCCTGCCATTAACCTTGCAGTTATAGCAGCTTTGCCAAAACTGGCGGCTGCTCCAGCTGCTGCTTGACCTCCCAAACCTTTAAGAAATCCAGGCGGTTGAGAGTCTCCTCCGCCACCCCCGCTACCAGATAAACGGTCACGGATACGACCCCCTGATCCCCCTGCACCTGTTAGCGTACCTCTAGATTGCAGATATCTTTGAGCTGATAATGACCTCTGTGCATGCCCTGACCTAGCAGCAGCAGAAGGTCTTCGCATCAAAGGGTCTGCGTGGCGGCCCATTGGGATACGCCCGCCCATACCTGGACCCGAAGCTGTAATTTGACTAGAATGAGTACCCCGCGTCTTTTCGCGAAGTTCTCTTTTCTTCTGTCTCTGCTTTTCTTTTCGTTCGTTGCGGGTTAGTTGCTGATCTACTTTTTTAAGATTAGAAACCTGCGTATTGGCTGATTTACTACTAGACTTATTTAAAGCCTTGAACCCCTTGTCGGTACTATTTACAAGAGCCTTTAATTTAATAGATGCTGTTTTTACGCCCTTAGTTACACCTGCGGCATTAACACCTATATTATATACAAACCGGGCTAATACTTGTCCTGCCATGTCTTACCCTTGCCCTCTTTCCAAAAAGAATCGTAGTCTCTTTGTTCAGAGTTAGCTCTAAGCTGCTCTAATACCTCGGCACCAGATGATGGGGCTTTAGCAGACTTCTTACCCCTAAGTTTATCAGGGGTAATTGATTTACCCTTCTTGGTCCAAGGGGATACAGATATGGATGCATGCCAAGCTATCATATCCATCTCAAGATCTATCCTATCGTGGTACCCCGCCCAGTATAGATTAAACTCCCCAAGGGTCATGTCCCAAAACTCTGAAGGTTTTAATCCTGCTTGGGCTGCTCTTCTGAGGAGGAGAGCCCAGTCGATTTTCCCTCGTCCTCCTCCTCATCAGATTCAACTACTACAGATTTACCGCCAGGGATTGATTCTGCCAATGCAGTAAATACATCTTCAATCAATTTCCCAAAGTCACCTTCAAAATCATCTAGCCAGTTACCAACCTTATTAGGTGTAAGCTTTTTATTCTCATGAAGAAGACCTACGAACAAAGCATCTCTAAGCAATCTAATACCTATTGATTCCTCGTCCATTAGCTTCATGATACCTTTACCTGAAAGGTCTTCAAGCTGCGCTATTTGATTGGTTCGGAAACGAACTAATCTAGTTTTGTTCCCAATATGAATCTCTGTCTCACCACGATTAGAATTTGCACTCATTTTTTTTTGCCCCGGTTAGTTAATTAAGAAAAACTATGAAACTATTAAGCCCCAATGAAATCCCACTCAGCTGCTGTATTTACGTCAACACATCTAGCTGAACAATCTACTCTTTGAACGTCATCCATACCTGTTGATATAGACAAGCTGGTAATAAACATAAAACCGTTAATAATCATACTTGGGGCTAATACAATATTAAACTCCATCATACCTGTAGCATTAGCGCCATCCGTCGCATTAAGATTATTCCAACTATTTATAACATCTTTTTGAGCCGCACTTGCGGCATCTTCAAAGATAAAAGAAAAGTCTATCGTAAAATCACGATTACCTTTTAGGTAATCCCTAACACCTGCATTGTCGTAACTTGTTATTTCAATCTCATCAGCATTTGCGCTGATAGATAGATCTGTAAGTTTATTTACTTTTACAGGGGTTCCTGATCCACTCTTTGTTGGGTCAGCAACTACATTCAGTACAGCTGACCGACCTAAAAGTTCATTTGCCATTTTATATCTCCTACTTAGTAAGCGTTAAATTTATAGACCACTCATGGTGGCCAGTATCATCTGTTCCAATGTATATTGGTTCAGATGCGTTAGATCTTGATTCTACATAACTTGCTGTTGGTGGTCCCATATCAACTACAGCCAATATACTTTCAGCTAATGAAAGACCCCCTGATAAATCGTTCTTATCAGACCTTACCAAAATTTGAACCGTAGGTCTTGATAAGCTCCCCTTTGAACCACCATCAATAAATGCTTCTTTTTGTAGACCCCCTGTGCCTATTACAAACACAGCTGTATGGGGAACACCTGAACCCGTTGAAACTTTCTTTACGGGACCAGCGAAGCAGTTCGTTCCTAGCGTAAGACTGCCGATACTAGATGCTATGAATGTTGCAACATCAAGCTGGGCAGGCATTATCCGTATTCCTTATCAGACAAGTCGCCAACTTTTGTCTTGGCCTTTATATGCTTTTTAATTCCCGTGTTTAAACGCCTTTGCAGACCCCTTTGAGATGCAAGCATGGGACGTTCAAGGTATTTAGATTTACTTGAATGCTCTTCGTGCTGCCTTAAAGCATAGACGGTGTTGTAACCAAGATTGCTTTCAGGGCGCTTAAGAGTTTTAGGTGCAGAAACACGAGCAGAACGTTTTAACTCTCCAGTATCTACAGGAACAAGCTTCTGGCTTTTGTTCATAATCTTAACAGCTTCATCATATAATGCTGCCGCAAGAGCATGTTGCAAAGCTTCGTCCATAGCTTCAAAGTTTTTTTCAGTTGTTTTAAAATCAGAAGACGCTACTGAAAATAAAGACCCTTTAAATCCAACCCCTGCCGGTTTTTTAACTGTTACCCTTTTTCCAACATCTGTATTGAATATTTTAAACTTGGCCATCAGACTCTTCCTCTGGCTCAGGAGCAGGATCTATATCAGTATCTGCAATAGGGGGCTCAACTACGTTCTTAGACTTCTTCTTCTTTTTCTTAGGTGTAGGCTTAGGTGGATTCTCTTCACCTTCTTCTACATACACAGCTGCGCCAGATTCTACGATTCGCTTGGCGTCAGCATCACTGACATCGTAAACACGATCTTTAAAATGACAGGAATATGTCCGAGCATGGTTAGCTACGAACCTAGCAGTTTCTAGCATTTTAATTTTCATATCAAAGAACCGTCCTGTAGAAATCTACGTTACCTTTTTCGTCATAGAACTTAGCCACCTCTCTTGGAACGTGACCAAGGTTGGCAGTGTCAGCACTATCACCAGGGAGGAAAACACGGTCAGTGGTTTTAATCTCACTTTCCGTAATCACGACAATTGATTGTCGCTCTTCCATACCTGTCGTGGTTTCAAATATATCAGTCTTATTCTCTACACGAGCTGACATAGATGAAGCACTTCCGAATGTTGGGTCGCCGTAATTATTACGACTAGCTGCTGCTCTAACGTTGATAGTTAAACTCAGCTGCTTCTTTAACTGCGCGTCCATTATGAACGATTGTACTCGTTCTTCTCATCGAGAACGATTCTATCGTCCTGACCAGTTTTAAAACCGGGCTGGACTGCGGTTGTACTCTCATTAAGAGAATCTTTACCTGAGACAGTAAGGCCACCCGCGAAGACTTCGACTTCACGGTTAACCTTACTTCTCAGTAAAGAAGCTCTTTTTTCATACGCAGCGGCACGCTGACTGGCCTTTACGCTAAGGGCTCCATTCTTCGTATCTGCTTCTCTAGCGAACTTAGATGCAATCATCTCGCACGCAGTAGCAGCTGCTTGAGTCACTTTGGACTCAAGTGTCAGAATGTAATCTATCTCTGCGTCAGCAAGCAGTTGATCTGAACTATCTGTGTCTCCACACCAGAATCGAACTGCTTCCCGATTTGAGTTAGCTGGGTCGCCCCCGTAGGTAAAAGCCATAATCAGTTACCTATTATGCGTTGACTGATGTGAAGTAATAACCAAGTTCATTTGAAATCAACTTCTGGTCATACGACATTTCCATCTCAACCCGGTCAGAACGCAAGTGATCCATACGGAATCGGCTTACTCGCTGACCTTCTTTAGAACCACTATATCCGGTCCAAGAGAATGTGTACCCTGCTGATGGGTGCATGAGTGAGGGAGTAGCAGGAGCGTATACTAGGAGCGCTTCTGCTGTAGTCATTACACGAGAATAAGATGCGGCTACGCCTTCAGCGTTACCGTTCTTAATAGCCCGTGACACCAAAACCTTGTCAAGACCTAGAAGACTTGCAAGAAGCTGCTCAGTTACAACACCTGTTTGGGTGTACTTGATACGATCCAGAACATCGTTGTTGTTCTTTAGCTCAGTATAAGCCTGTGCTCCGAGAACAAGAATGTTGGGACGATAACCGGTATTACCCTCTACGTGATCTTGCCCATTTTGGATCTCATCAATCGCAGAGCTATCACCTGTCCAGGTTCCGTTAAAATCAGTTCCCCAAACACCCGTCTTAAGAAAAGTGTTTGCAAAATCCTGCTCACGCTTAAGCATCATGTGCTGGGTAAGGAACTCAACCGCATCGCGGTTCATATCCAAAGGCGCATCTGCGTTTGCACGGGTTTGATCTGCAATGTCTTTGTGAAGTGCAAGGACATCGCAGCTGTAAGTTTCTGTACTGAGGTTGTACCCAGAACCAGCTGACTCAGTACCTGGAGCACGAAGCTGTGCATCGGTACGGAAAAAATCCGCTTGGGTGTAGGTAAAATACTTATCAGTTTGCTTTGCAACAGGAACGGTTGGAAAAACCTTATCCGCAACAAAGTGATTCATATCATTCTTGAATCCAACACTAAGGTTGGTCAAGGGTGCGTCTACATGGACATCTGTACTGTTAGGTTGTGGCATTGTTCAATCCTCCCTATTCGTAAGTCATTGATGGGTTTAAGCAGTTGATACCTGCTGTGATAAGCTCTGCTGCACCGCCTGCTGCTGTGTAAGCTACGCCAATGCATAGAGTTGCAGTCAGTGTTTCGTCAGCTGCATGAGCTGCATCCATGGTGATGGTAGTTACTTGACCGTCAGCTGAAGTTTTCAACAAAACACCTTCAGCAATAGCTGCATCAGCACTTACTTTACTAACACCACAAACAAGAACACTTGCTGTGCCGCCAGATGCAGGTGCATTCTGAAGAACCCCTACTGGAATATCTGTTACACCTGCAACGATTACGACTTTGCCGTCACCGTCAAGCTTGACAAGTTTGTATTGAGAACTAGACAAATCACCAGCTGCTTCAAAAGTGACGATTGTTGAACCGGCTGTAATATCATAAGCCATTTTTAATCTCCTCGATTATTATCCCTGAACGTATTCAGCGTAAAGGCGACGACCTTCTTCAGACTTAAGAACTGAATCATAAGCCTTAGCGAAAGACACACCTGGGTTATCGTTTGAGAACTGAGTTGCCATCTGCTCAAGCTTTGCTTCAGGGCTCTTTCCAGATCCTGCATCTTGAGTAGTAACACCAGCTTCTGCGAATACTTCGCTCTTAGCAAGAACTTGACTCATGGTCTTAAGAAGACCTTCAAGCTTTCCTGCCATATCAGCATCATGTGCATTCAAGCTCTTGAGCATTGGCCCAAGATCTTCTGCACTGTGACCTGGAATATTACCGTACTCAGCTTCAGCCTTTGCGATATACTCTTTAGTCAAACGCTCATCACGCTCTGCTTTCAATACAGCTTCAAGCTCTTCAGCCTTCTTTACTGCAACTTCATTTGCTTTCCAGAGATCTTCAACCTGTGCGCGTACTTCTTCTGGAACACTCGCTAGATTAAGATCGTCCTGGGAAGTTTCTTCTTGGACAATCTCTTGATCCATTGAGGGTTCCTCCATCTCAGGTTTGTTAAAGTCCAGCAGTTCCGCTAGAGACACAAGCGCCTCACGCATTCCTGCTTCATCTTTGTAAGCCTGCACCAATCTCATCGCTCCGATAAGACTGTGCTGTGCATCTTCAGAAAGATCCTTCTCAACAAGAGATTCAATTACCTCTGCCTCTTGCTCTAAAGGAACTTCCAAAATGTCTTTGACTACATCGTTCATAGTTTCCGCTTTCATAATTGCGAACATCCGTTTGTTAGCTCCCTTATCAACCAAGGAAACTTCAACTGTGTTCAAGTCAACGAGCGTATTTACAGTTTCTTCCATCCTCGCACCTATTCTGCATGGGAAGACCAACAATTTAAAATGATGCTTTGAATCAGCGATGATGTGGCTTTAAATCAGCCTAAAGGAATATTAAATTCCAACACTTGAATTTTAAAGAATAATTATATTAACGTCAAGTTAACTATTCATTATATGTAATTTACTAATCAAGAGGTTGATTAAGAGGGCTATCAACCCCCTCAACCTGTGTCACTGGTTGTGGCTGCATTGAAAGATAGTTGATTTCTGGTAAATCTTTCTTCTCTCTTTTGACACGACGGCCATAGCCACCAATACTAAACCCAGTAATATCGCCCCGACGAACTGCTTGATATTCGTCTTCGCCAAGTTTGACTCCCATTACCCAAGTCCCAGAAGTAATGTAGTCATTACCAAAGGGGATCTTGTATGAACTGTGATTCTCCCCGGATAAGGCTTTCCGATAATCTTCATCAGAAGGATAGTGGACAATATAGGACTCCACCACTTTTGCATTAGCCAGCACGGAATGCTGGCGACCAACTGTTCGACTGCTATCTAAATACTTGTGAGCTGTTTCTTCAATCTCATTAACAGGGACCATATCCCCATGAGCATCTTCAGAGTCAGGTGATAACACTGCGGAATATACAATCTTCTTCTTATCATCACTCTTACTAATTGAAACATCAAACGACTCATTATCAATATCGGTAATATAACGATACATAGACTTAATCTTACGAGATACCTCGCCAGAATCCCCATGACGCCGCAAAGCAGCAGGATGCGGAAGAGTATGGGTGGCTCGACTATCAAGATATTCTTTTGCAACACGACCTAACGCCACCGTAATTGTATGAGTGTTTGATGACTTACCGTAAGCTTTTGCGTACTCCTCAACGTCCATAATCTGAACATCGTCTTTCTCAAGACCCATAGGCTCAAGATAACTGTACTTAAATATTTCACCGTCCGGTCCAACCAGATACTCCTTACGAGCTTTCTCCAGTGGTGTAGGTTCTGCAACTACAAATAGAATATCCGATTTACCCACGAGTCTTGCCATTTGATCCCCCTCACCTAGCGTTATCCCTCGGCGTTTCATTTCTTTATAAATTATCCGTGCAGCTTGAAGCATCCCCATACGCTTCTCACCTTTTGTATTGCCCATCGCGTACCACTGCTTCAGACGTTTCCACATCATTCGCAAATCATGGTCCTTCAACTTACCAACTACAGCCCTGTTGATATCGTATAGTCTGATCTGAGGACCACCGCGCTGACTACCTTCGGCTTTCTTCTTAGCCTCTTGTCTATTAA